GGATAGAACAATGTATTTTGGATACATTATTGCATCCCTTGTATTGCTAGTTCTCGTCTTTGTGATGTTTGTATACACTTCGTTTTCAAGAACATCAAATTGGTCTTTCTTTTCTTCGTCGTCTTCGTCGTCTTCCTCCTCCATTCTTCCGTCTTCGTCGTCTTCCTTCTCCATTCTTCCGTCTTCGTCGTCTTCCTCCTCCATTCTTCCGTCTTCTTCTGATTCTTAATCCTTTAACGAGACATTGGAGACAGACTAGGAGACGTTATGTTTATGGTAGGCAAAGAGCTAATGCCCGCGACGGTAGTCGGTTGACGGATTAGATAATAACCCAATAAGAACAATACTGGAATCAAAATAAGAATTACACCAATACGCAACAGCAATTTATATCCATTGCTTACATCAACTGCTTTTGAAGGTTCTGGTGTTTCTGTAAATTGATCATATCTTTGTTTTGCTGTTTCAAATTGGTCCTGTATTGATTGTGCATCTTGATACATTGTAGAAGCAGAATTAAATAACCTACCGAGGTCTTCATTATCTTCTTTATATGATGCTGCAAAGTGTTTCATGTCCTTTTTTTCCTTGTCAACGCGTTGACGTTTGTCATCTAAGATCTTTTCAATTGCCGTCTGGGCATTTTTATAAGCACGTTCATAATCAGGTATACCCGTAGTTAAAAATTGAACATAATTTGCTTGATATTCATCAAGTAATTTGTTGAATTCTTCTGCCATTATATTACACTCTTGAACAATTTATACTACATTTGCAACACAAAACCTATAATATGGTGTGGATCCAGATGTTTTGCTCTTTCGCATAACTTCGATGATATCTCCGGGTTTTGCACCGATCCACTTTGCAACCGGATCTTGTGTCCAAATATAGGGCAATGGCATGTATTCTTTATGTTTCATTCCAAGCTGTTGTAGAAAAGCCAGTTCTGGGTCAAGAGACACCTTGTCCTCTTGGACCTTCTTTGTGATTTCAGATATTGAGATATGAAACTTTTCAAACATTTTATCTGTTTCTTCCTTTGACAAAATACGATGGGCAGGAACCTTACGATGTTTCAAAATGTCAAATGTCAATTGTGCCTCGTGAAAGATTTGAATGACATTGCTCAACGATGCTACTATATTCAAAATTGTTTCAGATGGTGGACTTGAAATAACAATAATTCCAGTTGTTGCACCATATTCAAGAACTTTTTTTGCAAACTCACGAACGTTTTTTTCTGATACGCGAGGATCTTTTGTGGATACGACAATGCTATCGTATTTTATTAGTCCCGGTTCAATTGTTTCCGGTGCACTTACGTTTACTCCACGCGAAGCAAGCATGGATTTTAATATGTCAACATTCATTCTTGTTGATTATATTATTCTATTTCTTTTAATCCGTTTTATTAATAATGAATAACACTGTGATACTCTGGATAGTTCTTGGCATTCTTGTTGTTGCAGGGGTGTTGATGTCTGGAATGAGAGAAAAATTTGGATATACACCAGAATTCGTTGAACACACAATGGATAAAATTACTCGTCAAGGCGAAGTTTCATCGTATGACCAAAAGACAAACCAACTTCGGGCTCCTGACTCTGGACGTCCACCAAAAGGGACGCGGACGGGACATCGCGTCGGGCAGTTTGAGGCATATACTGCTCCATTTTAAGAGGATCTTTTCGGCATTCTTCAACAATATTCCAAAATTCTTGCAATTCTATTAAATGATCTGACATCCAATTGAAGTCGCGTTTTACAATTTTTATACATAGTTTTTCAAGTGTCCAGTATATAATTCGGTATTCATCGCCAACTAATGTATTTTTCCATTCGTTGAAATCAATGTCTGGTGATTTATATTGTATATTTCCGTCGTCATATACTACAAAGACGCCTTTATATTCTGCTTTTGATTCTCGGTACTGATTTCTACTGCACGTTTTGAATTGTGCTTCTACATAATCACATTCGTCTATACCTGTACATTCCATTTGCATTTGCATTTGATGATAATAATAATCAGGAATTGGCGTTTCTTGTGTGAATTGACGACTGATTGGACACTTGAATTCAACCAGTTTCCCCCACTGGGGATCAACAACATCCTTTGTCAGCACAATACCATCTGGCGATGCACCCAGAAATGAATGCTTTGGATGTCGAACACACGTGGTATCTATTATATCTGCCCCTCGAATGCTTCCATAAATATCTTTAATAATAGGTTCAAATTGAGTTCCCCATAAGCACGCCGTAATAGACGCTCCCGACCCCTGTTCTTTTGGATTTACTTTGGACGACAATAATTCATACTTTGCAGAGGGAGTCGCAGTTTTAAACGCCTTTGTAATTTCAGAAGCAGTAATCATTTCCGAGCGTTTTTGTAACCACGCAGTGCTCCGTTGATCGGCTTTTCCATAATCCCGCAGTACGCGAAAGATACGTCTACGCCGTGTCCATAATTTTCCAAGGTCGGTTGTGGATAATAAATGATGTACATACCTTTTGTATCGTGTATACGAATATCCTTTTTCTATCGCAATGTATTTTATAATGTTAGTTAGATGTGTACAATTATCCAATGAAAGTTCAAAAATATCCATTATGTATTGTATTCTTCAATATGAAAGTTGATTTCCGTTTTGTCATTAAATATGCGCCACGGAAGAAAAACGTGATAAAATTATAATGAAAAACAATAATCAACTTTACTTTTTCATAATTGTTGTTCTTATAGGGGTAATATTTGTATTAATGAATCGTCCGGCTTCTGTCGTAGTGCAAGATTCTCCTATAAAATTCTCTTCGGTTCGCAAACACCCATTTGATGTATTTGCCGATCCGTATCACCCTCCCGAGATGGACAATCCCTATGTAATAAATAAAAATTATCAACAAGTTGGATATTTGCAAGGACAAGACAGAGCAGGAATATTGCCACTGTTTGGCAGACCAAATCCATACAACACTGGAAAATGGGAATACTATACAATGACAGATGGCATAAAGTTACCCATTGACTATCGTGGAAGAAAATGTCAAGACAATGGATGTGACGAAATCAATACAAAAGATGAATTAAAAGTTTCGGGACTTGGAAATTACAAGAGTTACCTATACGACACAAAGGATATTACGCGGATTTAAAAGAGAGTAATTAAATATGGAGACCACGGAAATTTCAACACAGGAGCAGTGGGTTCTACACAGGCTTGAAACATTTTACACTCCCGAAAGAATTCAAATTGTTCGAGATATTCTTTCTGGTAAATTGGGTATTTCTTTGCGCATCTTGGATTGGTTTGTGACAAATTATGCAAAAAGCAATAACATTTCATATGTGAGTACAGATGGAAGACACGTTATTGTCTATCTCGCATATAAATCACATTTGAAGGCGTATTCAAAGAAAATGTTTGACCCGTTTTGTCGTTGTACACGTATTCATTTCCACGGAATATCCACGACAGTTGGTCAATTAAACTTTTTTGCATGGATTCTTGAAGATGAGATTTTGGATTATTTATTGGAACATCGTGAACTTGTATACTCGGATATGGAAACCAGGATGCCATCCGGAGACAAGAAGATTGTTTCAGAACACACGCGAAAGAAAAGGCACGAGTTGTCCCATTCTGCAACCAAATCATTAAAGAAACACGACGTTAAAATAATCGTTTCGTTTGTATAAATTTATTTAAATAAAACGTTTCGTCTAAATAAAACATGGGAGAACTGCCACAACTCACTTCATGGAGACCCCCTACATTGACTACACAACTCACTTCATGGAGACCCCCTACATTGACTACGGAGGAAATTCGCCAGTTACGCCGCAATAACGCAAGTGTAGAATTAATGACGAAACTAATGTTAGATAACAATCCTCTCTTTTTTCAACATATAACAACCTTTGATGTCTCGCAGGAAGATTCTCGCGGACTAACTCTTTTACAATTAGCTATTTTCTATGACAAACAAAGTCATCTAACCGAAATACTTAAACGTGCAAGACCAGAGCACATTCAAGACGTTGTCACTCTGGCAATTGAACGCCGTACATCGAGTGAAACAATACGTAAATTAATTGAAGCGGGGGCACAGATATCACTCGAACACTTGACGAAAGCCATAGACAATAAATTATCAGATGATACGCTTTTGAGCTTGTTTCAATGTATATCAAGTGTAAGTGAGGATTCTTTAACGAAACTATCGTTATGTGGATGTAGCAATAATTACATTAATTTTGTAAAGAGTATGCCACTAACGAATTACAATATACAGGATGCGTCTGGAAACACTCTTTTGATGCTGTCCTCTTTACATAACTGCGGTTGTCTCGTGGATTATCTCATTTCAAAAGGTGTCAATGTCAATCAAACAAACAACGAAGGGTTTACTGCTCTTATGTTCGCTGCTGAGTCTAAACTTCGCGCCGTGGTTGAAAAATTATTGACTGCGGGGGCAGATAAAACTATCCAAAACACATATGGCGAAACAGTAACAAGTATAGCTACGTTTAATAACGATGCGGATATTTTATCATTGTTAAATGCTCATTAATTGTAAGAATGCTGTCGAGACATTCAAAAAATGTATATCCAGTCAATCCCGATATCACCGAGTTTGACTTGAATACAGATGTCGAAGAATACAATTATGACGGAAGAGATGTATTGCGAGGCAATATAGACCCTGATTTTTCAACTACCGACATCCACGTATATTGGTTGTACAATGATGACAACCGACGCATAGGTTGTGTAGAACATATTGGAGAAGAACATACATGTTATTGGTTTCGTGATAATGTATTTTCGTCTTTGATGCAGGAGGAATGGACAGCCCAGGATAGGACAATTTGGAATATTATGAGCGAAGAAGCATACGAGGATTGTATGCGAAGAGGTCTGGATACCCCTGAAAAATTAAAACCATATACTGCTATTAAAATTGTTCTACCGCAGGATATTGTGGAATACAAACATGTAGAAAAATCTTGTATAAAATGTAGTTCTACAAACGTATACAAGAACTGTATGCACGAACAAAAAGAAAAAACATTTGATATTTATTATACTATTTTTGTTGATTTAGATGGTGTTATTTATGCACCGCCAGATGATACAAATGTCTATGCTACTTTGCGACGACGCGCAGGAGCTGGTGCAGGAGCAGGAGATACAACTACCGCAGGAGTATGTTCATAGGTATTTGCATCAGAAGGCACAGGAGTCTCTGTATCATCTTCAAACGCCTTTACTGCACCTCCATCTACCTTCTCTGCTACTTCTGTATCATCCTCGTCCTCTACAAACATATCACGAGCGCTCTTCTTTGATCGACGAGATAGCTGAACATATGTTGGCTTCCAAGTTACACCAAATCCCTGACCTACAATGTAGACACTGCCTTGAACTACCATCTTGGCGGTGCATCCCTTTGAAAACACACTGGATAGTGAGTCTGGATTTTGAATGTCTACATCGTCATTGTTATCATCAATTACTTCCATACACACCTTGCCGTCGTATACAGGCAACTTGAAACGGAAACTCGGAGGATACTTTCCATTTGGAACCCAACCGTCATTCGTCTTGTCTACGCTGACAGACAGGAAACGATTGAATGAATCCCGAATGGACTCCTCGCCGCGCTTCTTACCGAACCACTTGGGACTATTCTCAACTGCTGCAAGAATAATCCGCTCCTGGAACTCACGCAGAAAGTTGTATGCCTTTGAAATGTCGTCCGTTCCAGATGCCGGCTCTTGACCATAGGGATCACATCCTGCTAGACTTGCCGACATTGTATAGGACGTTGTAATAGAACCATCCTTGTTCTCATTTTCCTTTACTAGACAACCACCCGGAAATCCAAACTGCGGGAAACGAAACTGAACATTTTGATTGTTATACTTGAACCCGATTGATACACCACCTTGCTTGTTGCGCTTTGGTTCTGCGAATTGAATATCATTTGCTGAAATCTTTGTGACACTGATTACTGCGGGAGCGGCCATTCTAATAATAATTGATGTATATGAACGATATGTCAAATACGTAAATGCTTTGGGGTATGAGGTTATCATTCTTTGGATACTGCTGATTCGTTTTTTAGTAATGTAATTGGTTTGTCCTCGCATTTACATCAATTTATTATTTAAATAATAATGGCTCAATGTTTGGCGTGTAAACGAAAAGACAGTACGGAACGATGTACAAACAAGAGTGTCGTAAATTTCATGTATTGCGGTCGACACATTAAGATTAAAGATGTAAAACCTTGGATTGCATGGAGACCTATATTGTTACATTACATTGTACGCGTCCAAGCAATGTGGCGAGGATATTCAGCCAGAATACCATTAAAACTTGCAGGAAAGGGCGTCTTAAAAAGAGCACTCTGCGTCAATGATGATGAAATGATTACTATGGAAAGTAAAGATAGACTTCACCCGTACGACTTTTTTTCATTAGAAGAAGGAGATAAGGTTTGGTTTTTTGACCAAAAGACTATTTTTCAATGGGCACAAAAGACATTGACAGTCCAAAATCCATATACACGAAAAGAACTTTCTAACGAAGACACTTCACGCATACGTAGATTGTATGTGTGGAGACGTAGAAACAAAATGGAAGTATTTCACGATGTTCAACCCCAATTGACTGAAACCGAAAAGAGAGATAAAAGATGGTTACGAATTGCACAAATAATGCGTGAAGCGGGTTACTCGGATATACATCACGAACATTTCATATGTTTCAATTATCCTCAAATGGCAACGTTTGTCAATTCAGTAACAGAAGACATGCGTTGGTGGACAAACGAAAAACCAGGAAGGTCTTCCAAGTATTTCAAATGGTTATTGAATATGCGAAATATTATGCATACATATACACACAACGTTGCATTGAGTTCTGATATAGCATCAATAATTTTGACGATTCTTCTTGATATTCATAAAATATATGAAGTCTGTTTTCACGTTTACAGTGGATATGCAAGAGCAGTTGAAATCATTAATATCGGATGGATGATTTAATATCAATTATCAGACACATATAATGAAGACTCGTAAACGATTCTTGTACAATCCAAGAAATCCAAAAAAATCATTTGATGTATACATTGATAAAAATCCAAATGATACAATATCCATAAAGTACACTACATTAGACGATGTCAAGGATACAATTCAAAAACTTGAAAGACTTTATAAAACTAAAAAATATCCACATAAGCGAATATGGCAAGTGGCCATGATTATGAAAGTTCGCCTTGACGTTCTTCGTCATAAGAAACGTGATCAATATAAACTTGCAAACGAATACCTTGATTTTTTAAGTTATAGAACAACTCTTCCTGAAGAAGAAAGATATAAACTTTTGTTTAGATTCAGTTTGCAATAGGCGCAAACCTATTTACGTAATGCTGTGCATAGTTATACATAACCGCGTTAGAAATGCCTACTACGACTTCTCACCCTGTAACAAATATGAGCACCGAGACCAAGAAGACGACCAAGAAGACCGTAGCCCCCGCCGCTACTCCGGCCCCCGCAACGGCAGCCCCGCCAGCCCCGCCAGCCCCCGTGGCGGAAAAGAAGGTTGTAGCCCGCAAGACCACTGCAAAGACAGAGGTAACTGTTCCGGTTGCGGCTCCTGCACCAGCTCCTCCGGCGGTTGTAGAGACTCCTGCACCGGAGACGACGGCTGCACCTACGCTCACGCAGGTAGTTGAGCACCTCCGCGAGGTTCAGTCGCGTCTTGCGTCTGAGCTCAAGAGCATCATCCGCGATACGCTGGTGGCCGCTAAGTCTGCTGCGCGCGAGGTGAAGGATGCCCGTCGCAAGCGTCGTGTGCGCAAGGATGTGTCGGAGATGACGGAGGAGGAGCGTGCTGCCCACGAGCTCCGTCGCTCAAAGAATGCGTTCCTGAAGCCGCGCGCGCTGTCTGCTGATCTGTGCACGTTTATGGGCCTGCCTGCGGGTTCCCAGCGTTCCCAAACGGACGTCACGAAGTTCGTGTCAAACTACGTGAAGACTCACAATTGCTTTGATCCCGCGAACAAGCGTCGTATCATTCCTGACGGTGTTCTGTCTCGGCTTCTGAAGGTGACGGATAAGGATACGGTAACGTACCTCAACCTGCAGTCCTACCTGAAAGTGCACTTCCTGAAGGCGTAAAAAAGTAAAAAATTGAAGATTACGTGTTACGTTTTATTTTTTTGATTACTGGATTAATAAAAATGTCTTTCTTAATCTGTGCAGTAACCAACGCAGGTTACTTGCCTTATATTGAAAATTTACACAAGACATGTAATTTTGAATGGAAGTTAAATGTCGTGTGTATGGACCAATTAAGTATTGATTTTTGTATTCAAAAAAGAATTGATTATATTCCATGTATTCTTGATGGAACATCTGATTTTACAACGTGGTCTACAACTGAAGACGAATTTCAAAAGTGGAACGCAGTTACATTTCAAAAGTTAGATTGTTTATTACGTGTTTTTGAAATGAGACCGGATATTCAATATTTAGTATATATTGACGGAGACATTGTCATTTTCAAAGATTTCATGCCGAAATTATTGCAGTATAGAAATTATGACCTTGTTATTCAATGCGATGAAGACGCTCAACAATGTTCCGGAAAATCATGTACGAATATGTGCACAGGATTTGTGATGCTTCGAAATACCCCCGCTATCATTGAACTTTTACATTACAGAAAATACGTAAACGATATTCGTCAATGGAGAAGTGATCAACATTATATAAATAAAGCATGTCATACTCTATTTAAAAAATTATTAAAAGTTGTCACTTTACCGAAACGAGAATTTCCAAATGGAATCTTTCGGAATGATATACCTTCTACGGCATATCTTTTACATTATAACTTTATAAGCGGTCACGAAAAACAGAATGAAATGCGAAAAAATGGACATTGGTTAGTTTAATGTGTTCGCAACCATTTTATTTTTTGTTCGAAATATATGTATTGTCACGTTTTAATGTATTTGTTTCGAGTACATATTGTAATTCGTTTAACCTGAAATTCCAATTATGATATTCATGAACCAAGATACAACCTTGACGAGAAATTTTACGTGCTTCATCATCATGTAACAAAAAATAATCAATTTTTTCAATCAATTCTGGTATATTTTTCCAAACAACTAAATGAAATCCGTCAATGAAATCCTTTTCTATGCCAGGATACCATTTTGCAAGACATAATGTAGAGCAGCCCATAATTCGTAACATTCTATCTGAAAAATAGCGGTCTAGATCATAATGTGATAGCGAAATTGCCATTTTACTTCCGCGATATAGACAAGATTCAGTATTTTCATCTGCATATCCGTCTGCATTTTCCCACCCGCTACCATATATTCCAAATTGTTTTCTATATTTCAATTTAAGAATAGTTACCATGTCTTTTCGTAACCCAGATAACGGAAATACATTATTATAATTATTTCCCAAAAATACAATGTCATGTTTTAACAGTTTAGTACCAAGCGGTTGATATAATTGCACTTCAAACCCAATATTCCAAAAATCAGAAGAAAAATTTAACATTTTCATCTCCGTTACATCAGTTTCGTTTGAAAAAAGAGTTATATCAAATAATTTTCCATACTCTTTATACCATAATGGAATAGGTCTTCTTGCATCTCCTGTCCAATTAATGATTAACGGACAGTATTTTCTAACTTTGTTTAACGTTTCTTTTTTTAATATATCTGGTCCTTGAATTTGACAAAATATAATGTTTGGTCTATTGATTACTGAGTATTCTATTATTTCATCTTGTAATGTTTTTGAATCCCTATGTATAAAATAATAGTTATTTGAATTATTTTTAAATGCAGTTTGTAGACCTGACATGGGGTAACCAACGTGAAGTATATTGTTTACTTTTTTGAACGGAACAATATTACGATCAATATGTAGTCTATCATATTCTATAATAGAATGCTGTATAAGTTTATATGGTGGGTCAATCATATCAATTGTATTTCTTATACTCGTTGCATGATTATGAACAGTTATAATATCTGATTGAGGGTTTATTAAATTATACCCCGCTTTATCAAATTCATACGCAATTCTATTATCACATCCAGGAATGCCCAAATAAAAATTACAATCTTTTATATTTATTTTTCCATTCCAAATCCAAACATCTTGTGATGCAGGGTCTATATATGGAAATATATTTTCTTCAGTATGTCGTTCCCATCTTGACAAACAAACTACACGTTTATCGAGAGACAACCCGTTGATATAATATATACTTTTATCAAATAAAATATCTGTATTTGCTAAAATATTTATATATCCATTTTCAGATAAATCAAAAAAATCTTGATAAGTTGGTCTTTTTGTTACATAATGTATAATCGCATTTGGATTATTTTCTTTTATCCATTTACTAGATGTTTCATTTTCAACTAGAATGTGTTGTTCTAAGAATGAATT